TTTTTCTTTCCTTTTCCTTTCGCCATCTATCCGCCGTTCCTTAGATATATCGCATATGCCTTGTCGAAAGGCATCGGTATTTTGATTGTCACCCCGACAGGAATATGGGACTCTGTGGGTGCTTGGTTATACCATGCTATTAACCACCAATACTTGGGATTCCCATAATATTCATTTGCCATTTTATAAAACCTATTCCCCATTTTCCACACTACTGTGGGGCTGTTACTAAGCATAGCACGTTCTTGCACTGAAGGATAATTTAATCTCGCCGTTTTAAACTGATTTATAAATTTAACGCCTCTTTTCTCGAAGAGTTTTTCATCTCGTGTGCTTCTGTTTATTGCTGTGGGTCTGTTATCATATCTCGAAACCATCTTACTTTTTTCCCTTTTTTCTTATTATTGCCCGTTATCAGTAAATGACTCTTGGGTGCCGAAAAGTTTGGATGCGCCCCGGAAAGGTCTGAGTACCTTTGTGGTTTGCATCTCCCACTCGTCCCTTCTCATTCCCGCAAAATTTTGGACTAGTGCCGAAAAAGATCCCCCCTCTATTATCCTTTGACTTTTTGGCACAAAAACCGGAGAGGGTATCTCGCCCGGAGTCAAGTCCCTTTCCTCCGTCAGATCAACGACTTCTGGATTCCCGTCGGCATCCAATCTGATACCCAACCTGGGTGCCAACAGATAACTTGGGGTATCCTCTGAGATATTTATGGCAGAAGAGTCGCTTTCGGATCCGCCATATGGAAATCTAATCTCTTCTGATACCTGTCCGTTTTCCGAACGGCCTGCTGCAACTTTTTTAGTCCTAGGTTTGCCGGCGCCGTCCCACCCTAAGTCAACGTCATGAAGAACAGATAATTCAAGATCTATCTTTATTGTTTGGGGGTAGAATATTCCCGGTTTTGGATCGAAAAAACCGTCATCAATTACCGGACTGTACTTAAATCCTCCTATCGTGCAAGTAAGACCTGCGAGGGCGGCATTAGAGGTGCCTTCTTGTTCTGACAGGTCTGGCTTGCAGATTAGGTTACCCATCTTTACCTTAAAGATGGGACCGGATTTCATATTCGACGCAGATGAAGCTTCGTCCCCATCATACGATGGGTACATCATAGCAATAAGATGGTTCGCCTTCACCATATTCTGTTTCGCTTCTTTTAGATTGCTAGAGACGAGATCCCATGCCACATTGATAACTCTCTCTGTGTTTTGGTATGTCGTTATAGCATCGCTTCTTCCGAATACCGAAGTCTTATTGTAGTTGACGGCGAAATTATCGCTAAAATCAGTCAGGAATGCCTTAAAAAAAATGCTGTTTTCGGAAATAGGGTGATATATCTCAATGAAGTACCCTTTGGATATTGCCAAGTGTGTAGAGGGGTCGCTGTACCACCCCACTTGGCCCGCATGCTCAGGGTCGCTCCTGTCGTCACCATATGACAACTGTCGGTTTCTAGCTTCTTCGTCTGCTGTTGGTATCCGGACACCATTATATATTGTCACAATAAAATTCCTCCTGTGCTTTATTATAAATAGAAAGAAATCATTTTTATATATAAGCGAAGATATCTATTATCTGGTATACTTCGTCAACTCACCGTTGACGGCATCCCATATATATTTATCCAACAAAGTCCCGCCTAGCTCTAGTCTTATTATTGTCTGCCCACTTCCCGCAGCACTGCCGGCGGCAGGGGCGGCGTTAGTTGCTCGCAGGAGAGAAACAAGTGCGTCTAGTTGCTCTGGGTTTCTACTTATTTCTTTTTGATATTTCACCGCTTCCTTGATAACTGTCACGGCACCTTTCGAGTTCTCGGTGCTGACTTGTGATGTTGCTTTTAGTACCTTCGTTAGATTCCAAGAAAATGCTGTCATCTCTCCTTGTGGAAGCTTCTCCAGCGCGGTTCCTACATCGTTTATTGCCTTCGCGAAGTCGGTCATGGCGTCGGCGGCGTAACGTGACAACAACGTGACATTCGCCAAGAATACATTCATCGTATGAAGTTTGACTGGATCTAGTTTTTCTAAGTTTTCAGCAAACCCTTCCACTGCATCGCCGAGCGTAACCATCACTCCCTGCACATGCTGCATGTCGCTATCGCCAAATGATCTCAAACCTTCCGCAAACGCTAGCGTGGATGTGTTCAAGTTTGCCATAGAGTCGTTATTCCTCGCCTGTTCCTTATTCCACGCTGCCATTGCATTGATCCCATCGGCGACGGCATAGACGACCATGGCAATGGCACCGGCTACGGCAAGCAAGACGCCTGCAAAGGTGATAATTCCAGGGGCGACGCTCAGTGTGGCGGCGCCAAGAACTTCTATACCAACAGAAACCGCTGTAAGGAAGTGGGAAATGCCCCAACCAAGAGAGCTTAAAAATGGAAACGTTGCTATTGATATCACTTTTAATGCCAATGCGATTGCTAGTGCGACTCCGCCTATCAGACCCGCTATTTCCCATGTAAAGTGCTTAGTAACACTCCACCACATAGAGCCGGATGTCGTCCAGGAATCTACAAACTCCTTAAAACCATCTGCCAAACGTAGGGCAGCATCGCCAACTGCATTTATGCCCTGCACACCCTCGCCGTCTCCGCTAGCGGGGAAAAAATAATCAAATAACTTAGTCAAAGCAGTCCAGACGGTGCCGGCGGCAGCAGCAAGATTCGGTAGTGCTGCTGCCAGGTCTTTAATAAATCCCGTCATTATTGGGGCGATTGTTTTTACCATATTTTTTAAGGTATCAGTAACCTCTTTCGACATTAGTGCTCCCCAAAATTCGTTCATTGCCCGCATGACCTCTTTGTCGGCAAAGATGGATTGGACCCACATTTCAAATCTAGCTAGCAGATTTACTGTCTTCCGGAGTAGTCTCTGGTACCTCTTTTGATATCTTTCTTCTGCTTTTTGCTTATTTTCTTCTGCTTCCCTTGCTTCGTCGCTCATTGACATATATTTTGCGAATTCGTTGCCACCCATTTGGAGAATCTTGGCATATGCTTTTCTCTGGAACGGATGCATATCTGCAAACGTCTGGCCGGAAGCATCGATGGTTCCTTTAATATGCTTTAATACTGCATCTTGACCTTCCTCTGCCAGCATCGTCATCATTTCTATCCCATCTATCATTTGTCCGCGACCAAGCATTATATTAAGGTCTGCTGCCGTCTTAGTAGCACTTTCAAAATTATCAAACAAGTTCGCAGTTTGCTGAAGTGCAGTCATTTCTATTCCTGTCCGTGCGGCCACCTTCTGCAATTCCACAAATTCTTTTTGCATGCGGCCGCCGTACAAAGATAAATCATTGGCGGCGGCCGCCCAGTCTGATCCCATGTTTGCCGGCACTGTTCCGATATCATTTGCCATCGCTACCATAACTTTCATCTGCTTTGCCGCCTCCGGAAGCGAGAGTCCCATCGTGCGAGTCATCGACTCTAGCATAGTAGAGGTGTCACCTGCGCCCATGCCAAGTTTATCAAGTTCTGCCGTCATTGTTACTATGCTAGTTCTTACCGGTCCAGATATTTCATGAAAGCGGGACCAGTTAGCTGCCAGTGCGCCTCCGGCGGCCGCCGCTTCTTCAATATTAACCCCCGTCGCAAGATTCATTGCAGCTGCCACGTCGCCAGCTGCTTCTCCGGCGTCTCCGGCGGCCGCAGTGAAGTTTGCCATGGCCGCGGAAGTTCTAAAAAGCATTTCGCTGCTTGTCGTCCAAATCTTTTCAACTAAACTTGAGATGATATTCAGAGGATTAAACAAATCAAAAAAAGCACCAACAATGTTAGTGGTTGTTTTGTAGATTGCCTTGAGGAGATTCTCTTCCTTGACTAGCTGCGCAAAGTTGGCGACAAGTATTTTCCCTTGGTTGCCGAGCTCGCTGTTCGAGATACCCATCTTTATAGCAATAGAACCAAATAGGTAATTAGAGGCGGAATATATCTTGTTCTGGACTTCTAAAGATTTGGTTTTCTTTTCGAGTCCTGTTTGTATTTTCTTTTGTTTTTCGATCTCCATAGAACTCTCTTCTATTAGAAGTTGAATCTTAATCCTTCGCTCTTCAGAAAGTGCTACACCTAATTCGAGTTCTTTTTTGGCCTGCTCGATGAAGTGCTCATTGGCGGCCTGTTTTTGAGCACTTTCTTTTTTATCGGCGGCGACGCTCTCCGCTTGCAAACCCAATCTGTCTTGCTGGTTACCCAGAAGTTTTGTCCCCAACGAAAGAGAAACATTAAGAAGTTTGTTTCTCTCCTCGATGGCGGCGTTCATCTCTTTCTCAATCGAGGTGGCCTGTTTTTGGTGGTCTACCTTCGTATCATCTGGCGGCGCCATTTGTTGCCCTCCGTTGTTGTGCGCGCAGCGGTTTTATTATCATCCCTGCTTGAACGGCCACTTTAATCCGGTACTTCTCTGAAATTTTGCAATTGCCGTGCTCAACTTCCCTTTACTTTTATGAGTTACCGGACTGTCTAGCCCACTACTCTTCCAAGATTGAAGATATCTCTTTTCTTTTGAGAGCACATTCGCAAAAGATGTCAATTCGTTTTTGGTGCCGCGAATGCTTAACGGCAAAGTGGATCCCCTATATAAAGAGGGCATCAACCAACGCAAGGCGGCGCCGAAAGTTAAAATCCACGATTCACTTATATTACCGTCCTCATCCTTCATCTTGGTAAAATCGATAACAGTAGGTACTATTTCGCCATCAGTCTCTCTGGTTGATTTATTTTCCATAAATGATTCCTCCACATTAAATAGTTTCACAGCAAGAAAAAAGGCACCTAGATTTGGCGCCTTAATTCTTCTTCTTCATAGCTTCTGATTCTTCTTTCAGTTGCTTCGCTAATCTTTCGACAAACCAGTTTCTTAGTTGGATGGGGAGATTATATGCTTCAATGAAACTCCACCCCCCATAATATTTTAAAACAAAAAACTGTTCATAGATCTGCTCTGTGTAATCATTTGTCAGGCCAAAAAAACTCGGGGTTAATCGGCACCTCTAAATCCTGCTCGTGATCACACTCTTCGCAAACGAACTCTTGCGTTAAATCGATGTTTGGAGTCACTACCCTCAAAACATTTCTGATAAATCTTGAATCTTTTGCTGGCATATTGTCAACAAACCTGTTTATAGTATCCGGGTTGTCATCGCCATCAACAGAAACGATGCAGATTTTTAATTGCTCCGTGAGGATACCTTTAATCATTTTCCGCTTCTTTTTCATCTCTTGAACAGCGACAAGTTTCCTCTCATCTTTGCCAGTAGCTAGACTTATTTCCACCTCTACTTGAGACTTTGGTAGCGTTACAGCAAATGTCTTATCGGCAGTTAACACCACTGATGTCCCAAGTTCCTCCGAATACTCTTCTGCTGGCTTAGGTGTCTTCGATGCTGCGCCAAGAAGATCAAAAGATATTCTCTGGTTGTGCATACATCCAGGGCACGATACTGAAGTATCGTATTCTTCCCCATATCCGCTTATGCGGGCAGCGACAAGGATAGCATTCTTATCGCCAATAAGAAGATTTTCTGGAGTAACTACTCCATCAATGATAATGTTTCGTAACAACTTATCGAACACAAGACCCTTGCGGATAAGCGACCTCGAAACAAGAATATCTTCCTCTTTGGCTGTCATCTCTTTGATTTCAATTTCTTTCTTATTGTGCAGCGGATGACCCTCCGCATAATATTTTCCTTCCGATGGCAAATCAACCATCTGGGTTGGCGCCACAAATGATAACCCATTTTCCGATGAGTGTGTGGCAGCAGATGCATCTATGGATTCCCTCGCTCCTGTCGTGGGTAACCCGAGGCGCTCCTCGTTATTTCGCTTTGTCATTTTAACCTCTTTAAACTCTTCTCTTTACATTATAAGGTATCGCAAAGAAGAATTTAAGTATTATTTTCGTCTTACTCTGATAATGACGGTTGGAAGACTTCGAGATCAAACCAATCAAATCTAAGTTCAAGACTAATCTCAACAAGACCTTCGTTCTCATAATTGAGATCTCCGCCGAAATCGACGCTCTTAATCCATGCATTCCGAAGTGTTATTTTTTCAACTTCATTCCCATCGCCATTTAATTGCTGGATAATCACAGATCCCAACTGGGCGACTCCCTTCCTTTTGCTAATTGTCGAAACATCAGGCTGGTCAGCAGCAATATTGGCCTGCTGGATATCACCCGGTAGGCGATATCCAGATGCCCGTATTAACGTATATAGCGCCTCTGTCGCATGCGGATTCGCGGGGTCTACAAGAGTGAGAGTGATAGGGTCGTATGTCACTCCGCCGGGATAATAAAAAGTATGGTTGATGAATTTATGTTCTGCTTCACCGATTGTCATCTTGGGTTTTTGGACAGATTTTGCACTCCACGTAATAAACCTTCCTACATTATTTAGCGGATCTGCAATCTGCACAAGCCACCGGTGTTGTCTCTTGGGATCTGCTGTCTGAGTTTCACTCCAAAATGCCATTTTTTATTTTCTCCTTAGTATTATAACTTGTAACTATAAATAGTTCCACTTCTCTTTTTTAGTCCTCGAAAGATGCTCCGGATCGGGTTACAACAAAGTCTAAAGCAATAAACTCGATTGCCCGAGCTGGTTTCAAAAATATCTTAGCATACATAATATTTCTATCCACCAACTCTGGAGTTGTCGTTGTGTTATCCAAAATAACCTTAAAGTCGGAGAGGCCCAATCTAACTCTGACGCTAGTCAAGAACGGATTCACGCGGGCCAAAAAGCGGTTCCAAGTATTCGAAACATTCTGATCAAAGAGAAGCGTGGCCGCAATTCTGGAAATTTCCCTCTTTACATATATCAACATCCTTCTTACATTAATTCTATCAAGAGCAGAATCTGTCACTTGAAGCGTTTTCTGTCCGAAAACCACGATGCCTTCAGCTGGGAACTGAGCGATTGGATTGATATTCGCCGTATAAAGTGTGTCTCTGTCATCCGAAGTTAATCTTTGGCGAACATTAGATACAGGCAAACCGGCGCTACCCTCTGTTAACCCGCCTCTAGTAAATCCTGCTGGGGCGAACCACAATTCAGTTTTTGCCTCACTAGATGCGAGAGTCCCAAGAGCAACCACACTAGGTGGTACCCACAGGGATCCCCCTGTCGTCACTGTGTCATTAATTTGAACCCATGGATAATAAGCACATCCATAACTGTTGTTGATGTTCCGCAGATTCAGATTCGATACCGTCTCCGATACGCTGCCAATCCTGGCAGTAGCACTTTGTGTTGATTCTGTTTCTGGTTCATATCCGCCCTTAAGATCGATAATTGCCAAAGCATCCCCTCGATTCTCAGCGACCTCTAACACCTTTCCGGTTAATGTTTCGTTGGTGATACCGGGAATCGTGATCATATTTAGATCAACAACATCCGGGTCTGCTATCGTATTGATTGCCCTCTCGATAGATGCAAACGCATAGTTCGTTGGAGGGGTGCCATCCTGAAGGATTCTGTTGGCAAATGGTTCTCTTTCGAGAATATTTAATCCTGTGAATCCGCCTTGCAGCATTGTGGTGAATTTATTAAATCCCGCACTCAAAACCGCCTCGTAGCCAGAACCTGATGCTGCTTGCGCCGTGATTGAGGTATTTAATCGCCGCGAACCAGATACCCAGGTTGCCAGTACGCCATCAGCATTCGATCCAGAAACATCGTCCAGACTGAACACCCAAGAATACTCCAATGATCCGGTTACCCCATAATTGTCTGCATTGCCCGGTTTTCTCCTGACATAATCAGGGATATCTCTCTGCAATCTGCTAGTGTTGCTAATATTCGTCGTTACACCGAAATAACTGTCCCTTTGGTTTATAAGTGTAAAGTCGCTACTATTCTCTCGCAATGGCAAAGTTGGAAATTCGAACGAGGCGGATGTACCGGCAGCGGCGGAGCCAGACCCGACAAAAATGAAACTGCCACCCGTGGCCAAGTTGCGTGGAATGACGTTCGTAACATATGTATCTGGAGCGACGGAGCCGCTGCCTGCTGCGAATGATGCCCAGCGGGTTGGTCCGTATACGCCATATGGCAAGAACTTAGGATCCGCATTACCAGCAGCAACCGTAGAATCAAGAACCACTCTTATGTATCGTGATTGATTTACATAATCTCCGTAAGTCTGATATCGTTTTTGTGTATCGTCCCATACCCTGTAAGAGTCACCGATCCTTCGCGAAATGAAATCTGGCGAATTAGGGTTCAAGTTTACGTTGCTGAAAGTCTCTACCGGAGAAATACGTGCGTCAGCATCATTTATCTTTCTGACTTGTACGGTGAAAGTACCGAATGGTTGATCCGAGTTTGGAGACGCCTTCAGATTAGATATAGAAATTTTGAGATTCGATTGCGACCACTCTCCGCCAGAGAGCGTTTTAAGTAAGAAGAGTTTTTGCATATCTGTGGCGGTATAGTTCGATTGATCTCCCAAATCTTGAGAGAAAAACCATCCCGTAGATGCATCCGTGAGTACCATTTCTTGCTGATTTTGAAATATGTCCACGCCTTCAACTGTATCTTTTAGTCCCAAGATAACTCCATATGACGAAGAGTCGGAATTAATAGTATCAGAAATGTTTTTATCGAAAGTCTCGCCTAGGAAGTAAGTCTTTTCGTTAGTTCCGGCGAAGGTATTCACCAAAGTCGGATTGGTATTAAAAACATTTCTAATGTAAAGCTTGCTACCTTCATTAAAATTAAACACAATCTTATCTGTTAATCCTGTCGAACTTCTAACCTGTGCTGTGAATTGATTTGGTGTGCCATCAGACTGGAACAAACCGGCAGTGCCGGTGGCCAGGGTTTCGCCATCTGCTAGGGTACCCGAAAGTTCTACGACGCCCTCGGAGCAATAAAAGATTGCTGCCAGAGAACCCGTATGTTGTGCTGGATCAGATCCTGATTGGGCCAAAAACAATCCAAATGCGCCACCGTTTGTATCAGTTGCGTCCATAGCCGATGAGTTTGTTTGCCAGCCTGCCGATGCTAGATTGCCGTCCGTCGCATTAGCATCTTCGATCCCCGCCAACCTAACAACAGTTATGGGCGACCTATTTCTTAGATATGCCTGTGCAGCGTATGCACCATATGTCGGAGCTGCCATATCTGGGCCCTCTCTCCATCCGTCTATAACTCCTCCGCCATATACAGGATTTCCGAAAGTCTCAACATAGTCAGAAAATGAGTTAATTTGCACAGGTACCATTGATGGACCTTTTGCAGTTCTGCCAATTATTACTGGGCCCACATCGCTGGGTAATTCTGGTAGTTGTGAATTATCGATCTCGTCAACGAAAACCCCAGGTGATACAAATTTGAATTTCTTTACCGACATAGTTTTCTATTCTCCTCTTATGACAAAGTGTGCATCGCGTTTTTCAAGCGATTCTTTTACTGATGTAAATAGTTTTTAGAATTTCAAAATGCTCTTTTTATTCTCTATACTTGCCCCAGTTATCCGGGTGTGTCGGATCATCCTGCATTATTGTCCGCTCTCTATTAAATTTAAACTCAACGGCGCTCTCCCTCTCAACAACATGAGGCTTCTCTTGGTTGTTGCCTGAGCCGATCAAAGTACCCAATACTTTCACCTCAATCGATGTTTGATATATCCTCTCTTCCTCGGCCAGGTCGGCAATATTATTTTCTTGCGTATATGATGCCTGAAGGAACCCTTCATATCTGTGTCCATTCTGACGCAAAATAAAACTATTAATGCCACCAGTAGCTACCATGAACGGTTGACTCATTTCGTTGATCTGTTGCTGGTATTCGCCCCTCAAAACAATTTTATACATGGAAGTCACATATACCGGGATAGGGATGGTTTTGTGAGTGTATACAATTTTATTATCTTTCGGGTGCACCTTAAAGTTCAGTTGACCATACTCTCTTTTCGCATCCGCATTTTGAAAATTCTTTGTCTTATCTTGGTTGATCACGCTGACTAGCGGGATAGATCCTCCTCGATAATCGTCGATTGGAAACACATTCGCCTGAAGGGATCCTTTAAAAGATAGATCCTTCTCGACACTCGTTCTCTCCACAGTTATTATGGGAAAAATAAGGGCGCCCTCTTTGTCGCGAAGACCCTTATCTGACTTGGATTGGTGTGCTCTTTCCGCACTTACCCAAATAACTGGTATCTTCATCCATCCGCGATTAGTGTTGGAAAAAACATTTATTTCTTCATTGACCCAATCAAATACTGCGGTATCTATTGTTTCTAGGTTTGATGGTTCTAGAATCGTAACTTTTTCGTTGTTATCAGGCATATCATTTCACTCCCTAAATCTTATAAAATGGACTTGGATACCAGGTGCAGTCTTCATTAAAATACCATTTATTAGAAATAATAAATGGACCGACTGGGGAGGGTCCGGCATCTGAAAGGTAGAACTGATATC